AAGTTCGAGGAATTAATATTCTACATCAAAGACCGCAGCTAGCAATATGTGACGATATAGAAGATTCAGTTAATAATGCGACGCCCGAATTATTCCAGAAATTAAAAAAATGGTTCTATGGGCCGTTTAAAAAAGCATTGAACAAGTTTGACCACAAAATTATCCACATCGGTAATTTAACTGAAAACGAAACATTGATCGCAGAACATTGCCAATCTCGATTTTGGCATTCACGCGTGTATGGTTGTTTACTCAGCGACGGGAAACCATTGTGGCCAGATGCTTGGCCTATTGAAAAACTACGCCAAGATTATAACGAATATCGCGAAGCTGGCATGGCCGATGTTTGGTTTGCTGAAATGATGAACATGCCCACAGCTGGCGGACGTGGAGTTATTCGAGCAAGTGAGATTTTCTATCAACCACAGCGAGAACCTGACGATATTGAATTTGGTTTTATCACAATAGATTTGGCAATTTCAGAAGCCAGTTATGCACACGAAACTGTTGTCTGTGTTCATGGATACATACCTGACGCTGGTGATGCTGGTTTGTGGCAAATAGTTGAATATCGTGGGTTTAAAGGAATTGATCCAATTAGTTTATTCTGGAAGGTGATGGAGTTAGCTGATTATTGGAGGATTTTAACTATCGGCATTGAGGATGTAGCTTATCAGGCAAGTTTAAAGCATGTTTTTCGTCATGAATGTTTACGTAGTGGGATCCAACAAGAAGGTGACCACGGAATAACTTTTGTTCCGCTCAGTGCTTCAGGTCGAAAAGCGCAACGAATAATAGCTTGGGCTGCGATGGTGAAAGCGAAAGAGTATGCGTTAAACGAAGGTGACTTTTCCATGACGCAACAATTAATCACGTATCGTCCAGATAAAAAACACAACAAAGATGATTATATTGACGCTGCTGCCTATGGCCCTCAAATGCTGGATCGTTTTTTGTATTTAATAATGCGCCGTTATCAAATTAGCGTGAATGGCGCAACTAAATCATCTTATCAATTATGCTGTTCTTGAATCTAAATAACGAGGAATTATCAAATGGCTAAAAATACGAAAGTTCAAGTTGCTGAAAAAATAACAATCACAGCAAAACAGCACGATGATTTGCTGAAGCATGTAATTGCGCGCATGGAATTATCAAAAGATTTGCGCGATAAGCAAGTTATTAAGTTCACTAAAATAGATCGAATGGTGGCTGGCTATATTGTATTAGATGAAGATGACAGAAAACGACAAAAGGATAATGAAAAAGGTTATGGTGTGAAACCTGTGGATTCAGTTTTGCCTTTGACTTTAACTTCGCTGGACGAAGCCACGACGTTTTTGCTTGAAGTAATCCAGAACGATGGCGGATTATACAGCGCTATTGCACCAAAAGAAAAACAAGCAGTAGCCAAAGCATTCACTGGTGTGATGAATGAAAATGCGGTGAAGTTTCATCACTTAAACATACTCAGTTTGTTTTTGTTTAATTCACTTAAATATAATTTCAGCGCACTGATACCCTCATGGTTTCAAGTGCACGGAAATAAACTAACAAACAACATATCACAAACAGCACCTGTCATCGAGTCCACCATTGTGTATGAAGGAAATATGCTTGAGTGCGCTGACGTATATAATTTTTTCTACGATAGTTCTGTTGAACCGACAGAACTGGCCGCAGAAGGTGAGTATTTTGCCACAGTTGATACGTCAACAGCATTTCGTTTGCGCAAAAGTGAGAAAGAAGGCAAGTTGTTTAATTTAGGCACGCTGGATGAAAATTCAGTCTGCGCGTTTAACTACTACGAAAGTAAACCATGTATTCGTGCAGATGATAATATCGGAGATACTGATTTTTGCGCTTTACTTTCGCAGACAGAAGTCAAAGACAGTGTTCCAGGCCACGAAATTATCACGATGTTTATTTGGCTTGATCCTAGCCGTTTTGGTTTGTCAAATCAGCGGGATTTCCAAATTTGGAAATTAAAAGTTTTAAACGCTAAATCTATTGTGTACGCTGAACACATGAACAATGCACACGGAATGTTGCCTGTAGGTATTTCAATGCCTTGGTACGATGGATTTGTGCATAACACAAAATCATATGCTGAATTATTGCAATCTTTTCAGACATTTGCCTCATTTCAGTTGAATATTTTGACAAAATCGCACAGAAAAGCGCTCTACGGGGTTACGTTCTATAATAAAAATGTGGTTGATTTAGATGATGAATATGATCCTGTTGCCGGAAAAGTTCCTGTGAATGCACCACCAGATGCTGACCTAAACAAAGCTATTCGATTTTTCAACGATACGCCAGACACAAACGCTAATCTGAATAACATCACAGCGATGGCAGATTTCATGCAGAAAGTGTTACCGACTGATATTCTACGCCAAGTTGCGAGTTTAGATCGAGCAACGCAATATCAATCAGCCGCAACTGTGCAGGGTGCTAATCGCAGGAATTTAAAAATAGCACGCACGATTTATGATCAAGCGTTGAACACAACAAACATGATGTTGATGTATAACATTTTGCAATATCAAAAGTCTGCTGAGTTATTAACACCGACAGGTGAATTAACTGAGATAAATCCAGCTGAGTTCAGAGATACGCAGTTAGAGTTTGAAATGTCAGAAGGTTTGCAGGGTTTGGATAAATTATCCATGATTATGTCAATTAAAGAGGTGTTGAATACTATCGTGCAATCTCAACACGCTTCTGCGCAAATTGACGTTGTTGAGGTGATAAATTACTGGACATCAATGCTAGGTGACAGGACTGATTTTTCACAATTCAGATTTAAATCTGAAATTGATAAATTACCACCAGAACACAAAGATATGGCATTCCAACTGTTGCAGCAATTTATGCAGGAACAACAGGGCGGCGGAGCTGACGGAGCAGCCCAGCCAGCATCACAAGCTGCTATGATGCCTGGATAATATGATGTTGTCTAGTCAAGCACAGAAATTAGACAGTAATGCTAGATTATTATTGCAGCAAGCCGTGCATAATCCTAGTTTACAGCAGGTGTTTATGTTTGAAAAAATAACACTGCAGAAGCAGTTACTTGATGCATATCAGGTTGATGGCGATACTGATTCACAGTATTTACGAAAACTTGAAGTATTACGGCATAAAATACTGTATGTCGATGAAATTTTAACCTTTCTTGTTGAAGAACAAGATACTTTTAAACAATAACTGGAGAATGATTATGAGTTTTTTAAGCGATGTTTTTGGTGGCGGTGGTAGTTCAAGAGATTCAAGTGCTGATGCTGCAAGTAAACAACAGCAACAGCAGCAATCAACCACTTCTACTGCTGCTGATAACACGGGCGATAACATTGACAATAACGTATCGTATTGGGATAATGAAGGTGAGGGTGGAAAAAAAGAAGAACAACAGCAGACGCAAAGAGTTGAGGTTGTGCAGAAACCAGCTGAAAAATCAGCACAAGAGCAAATGCAAGAGCATGTTGCTAGTCTTGATTTAACAAACGGAATTGACATGGAGAAAGTTGGCGAAGATATGCGTAATGGAGATACAAAGTCATTTAACGAGGCTTTAAGTACAGCAGCTGGAAATGCGTACACAGCTTCTATGCGTCAAATGAGTGAACTTGTTGACGCGAAAATTTCCAAGATCACAGAACAGGCTGTTGATCAAGCAAACACAACAATGAATTCTACTTTGGCTGTTTCGCAAATGCAGCAGCAGTTGAGTTTCACGAAAGATCCTGATATTGAGCCAATAGCTAAAGCTGCGCTAGCTCAAGCAATGAAACAGACGGATGATGTTGGTGCAGCGATTGCAAGTGTCGAAAAGTTCTTTGCTAAAGCAGCAACAAGCATTACGGGTGTAGCACAACCACCCAAAAATTCTTCTGGAAATCCGCAATTTCCATCAGATTCAAATAATAATAGCGGGCATACTAATCATGATGCATGGTTGGACGTTTTAACCGGTAAAACCAATTAATCTAAACTAAAAAGAGGATACTCTTATG